CTGTCTTAGGTTGACCGTGGAACACACTAGGGATGTTGCCCATGTTAGGGTTACGGTGTGCCATACGTCCTGTCCAAGACCCTATGTGCATGAACTGACCGTGGATACGGGTGTCACTGCTACTTGAGAAGGCCTGTAGCCACTCTGAGAGGGTGCTTCTGCGTCCTTCTAGGGTGAGCCACTCAGCGAGAGCATGTGCACCCTCAGGGGCACTCTCAGGTAGTGTCTTTAGGTTCTCCTCTGATACTGTCCAGCCATACTTCTCGTAGTAGTCTAGCTTGTCTAGCTTACCGTCACGGATAGCCGTGCGGTGACCTACCGTCTTGTCGATAGGGTTCCACCCTGCATCCCACAGTCTCTCGACACGTTGCTTAGTCGAACCGGGGTTGAATGTTATGTAGTCGTAACACAACAGCATGTCACCTACAACCTTCGTCCTAGGGTAGGTGTTGATGGCATCTGCTACATTCTTGAACAACTCACCGTTAGCCTTACTACGGTACTTGATCTCCTTGACTGTTTCTAGTTTAGGTGGGAAGGCCTGATGGATACGTTCCTCTAGTTCTTGTAGCCTCTTAGTTATCTCTAGGTGCATTGCCTCTGCACTGTTGATGTCGAACTCAAAGCCACCCTCGTGCATCTCTTGACAGATTATTGCTACGTCATGCTCTAGACGCATAGCTTTAGACCACTGCTTATCTTTGACCTGAGAAGAGAAGTGTTTGAACAACTGCTCAGTCACCTCTACATCACGATGGCAGTAAGATAACATCTCATCTGTCAGGCCACCCTCGAAGTCTTTGAAGTTATCCTTAGGGTAACCTAACCTCTCTCCCCATGTGGCTAGGCTGTGTGATCCGATACCGAAGTCAACAGTCATGGATACTACAAGAGTGTCAACGATCTTAGTCATGTCGATCACTGGCCCTACGATCCTATTGATAACAGGCCCATCGAAGTTAATGAAGTTATGGCCTACCCACCGGGTAACTTTCTTAGCGTACTCAACAAACCTTGCACGTTCTGCCATGTCTTCGTGTACATTAAGGAACTCCTTAACAACACCAGTGTCCTTCTCCTTAGTGCAGATGCACCATATCTTCTTAGCAGCTAGGCTTTCTGTTTCTATGTCTGCGAATACTATCATTCCATCTTCCCTATCCAATGTGTTGTATCATCGAAGGGGTCAAGTCCATCTTCCCCTATCTTCTGTGAGCTTGAAGGTTGTCTCTTCGAACTTGAGCTTACCTGCAAACCCTGTCTTACCTGCTGGTCTGTTCTTGATAAGCAAGAGCTGTGTTGTATTTCTTTCATCACGATCCTCTGACATCTTGTCTCTCTGTAGTTTAACTACAACAGAGGCACGTTTAGATATTGTTCTACAGTCACGCACCTGACCATCATCATTCTCGTGAGCAATGGTTACGATACCTACGTTAAGCTCAGAGGCTAGGCGAGACAGCTGTACTGACAGAGCAGACAACCATTTCTCTACTGACTCGTCACCCTTACGAGAGTATGCTAGGTCTTGGATAGGTTCAAAGAACACATAGTCCACACCACAGGCCTCTCGGAAGTACCTGATCTTTTCTAGGATGTCCATAGGGTCTTCGTCAACTGCTATCTGGAACTGATACAACCTTTCCTCTGCGGTCAGCTCAGTGATAGCCCTCTTCACATCCTCTTCCATGTTGTGCTCTTCGATAAGGTCACGACGAGTAAGGTTCTTGTTGAGGTGGTACGACACAAGGCCTAGGACACCACGTTTCTCTGTCTCCTCTAGGTGGCAGATAGCAATCTTGATATGCTTATGCTCAGTTAGAATGTAATACTCAAGGTATCTCATGAACTCTGTCTTACCTATACCCTCAGGTGCTTGGAACACAGTGAAGTGTCCTTGCATAAGACCTAAGGCTACATCATCAAACGATTCGATACCTGTAGACACATAGACTGCATCATCTTGCTTGTCAAACAACTCAAGGAACTGATCCGTTGTGTTGCGGATATTGTCAGGCGAATACCGCTTGCAGTTATAGAAGGCTGCTTGGTAGCTTGCCTTAGCATTGCCTTGCAAGAACTCATTAGCATCCTTGAACTTATCGTGGATGATCTGATATGTCTTACTAGGAAACAAAGCACCGATCTTAGTAGCAAGAGACTTACCTGCTGTGTCATTGTCAACAGACAGGATGATCTTATCGAAGCTGTTAAGCCACTCCTTAGCCTTGCCTTGCCAGAGCTTCTGGTTAGGTGTAGCACTAGGCACTGACACACAAGGGTACTTCTTGTCTAGCATCTGGAAGGCAGACAGTGCATCTAACTCACCCTCACACACTACAACAGACCTAGATGAACCTGAGTTGAACTTATCCATACCGAATAGCTCGTCAGTCTTGAACCCTTTGTCTGTCTTGAAGGCCTTGTCCTTGATGTTGCGTATCTTACGGGAGCCACTAGGGTAGGTGTAGACTTGGTTGATGCCGAAGGTCTTAACACCGTACCATTCCATAGTGTCTCGACGTACACCCCGGTACTCTGTGAATTCTCCTGTACCTTCAATCTCTACTGGTTCTGTCTGTGTCATGTGACCTGCATCCTTCAATGGGTATGTATCCTTAGCCCAACTCTTGAGAGACATACCCTTAGAGGGGTAGCTCTTGTCGCAGCTATGGCAGTAACCTAACATCTTATCTGGGTTGTAAGCGAAGGCATTAGAACTCTCACAGTCTTGGTGAGGGCATGGTTGGTGTGTGATCTCTTGTGCTTGCATTATCCCCTCACAAACTGTAACTTAAACATACCCTCCGAAGAGTTTATAGATGCTACAAGATCCATTAGTTGTTGATACGATAAACAGATTAACTCGTAGCAGTCAAGTGACTCCTCGTACTGTCGGATGTAGACTTCATTGTTATCTGTTAGGACAACCTCAACATCCTCATGGCTGTCTGTCTCGTCCATGATTACTACAACAGAGGCGTCTGATTCAAACTCAACTGTGTACATCTGAACCATCCTCCACCATGATATTAACGTGAGCTACATTACCCTCAACACGAGTGATAACGAACTCAAGACCTGCCTTGCGTAGCATTAAACGTAACTGACCTACAGGTATCATGTCATGTCCTTTCCATCCATATGTACCAGACGATCTAAGTACCACTGCGCCTTGAGTAGATCCTCTTGCTTATTCTTGTAACGCCAGCGGTGTAGATACTTAGCTATGTTACCCCGTAGGTAGCCAATGTATTCCTCTTTAGTTAGGAAGTCTTCGATGTAGTCAATACATTCAATCTTTCCTTTACCGTAGTGCGCTGGGCTGTTCACGTTATCGGATGTGTGCTCTGCCATGACCGTCTCCTTAAAGTTCTCTTGTTCTGCTATCAACTTTCGCCACTCACTGTTTATCATTGCTCTTACCATTCTTTTCATCACGTTCCTGTGAAGCCTTACGTTCCTCTGGTGTCATAGGTCTGATGTAACTAAAGTCTGCCTCCAAGGGCCACTCAGTCTCTGTCATTGCACAGATCATAATACTTATAGGACAACTGCTCAAACTTCCACTGGTATAGCTGCTGCATACCAATCAGGGCGTTCATCAGTTCATCCTCATTAGGCGCACACATAACGTCACCTACCTGTTTGTACATTGTCTCAAGATCGTTACACACACGCCAACAGTCTAGTATCATTGGCTCTAGTTCCTGTAGTTTAGTCATCTTTCATCTCCTACTTTATCCGATTACATCCGATTACATCCGATTATAGCATCAATGTAGCCTTGTACTCTACGCTAGTCCAGTACTTTCCTGCGATCTGACCATGAACACTACCAAAGACATTACCAAAGACAGTACCTTTGACAGTACCTCCGACACTGCCTCCGACGTTGCCTAAAACATCGCCTTTGACATGACCTTCGACATCACCTCCGACATCACCTTTGACATCACCTCCGACATAACCTCCGACATAACCCAAGACATCACCTATGACATTACCTACGACATTATTTATGATATCACCTTCGACATCACCATGAACATCACCCAAGACACTGCCTTCGACATAACCTACATCACCTATAACACCGCCTCCGACACTGCCTACAATAGTACCACAGACACTGCCTATAACATCACCAACAACATCACCCATGACATGACTTTCAACATTGCCGTTGATATGACCTACATTACCGTTAACACTGCCTAAGACATTACCTTCAACGTCAACTTTGACATCGCCTTCGACAGTACCCATAACACTGCCTCCGATACAGCCTTTGACATTACCTACGACATTACCTTCGACATCATTCCAAACACTGCCTCTGATACTGCCTTTAACGTCACCTTTGACATCACCTACAACATCACCTACGACATCACCCCAAACACCGCCTACAACATCACCTGCAATATTACCTTCGACATCGCCTTTAATATGGCCTAATACACTACCATCGACATTACCCCAGACATCACCTTCGACAGTACCCTCAACATTGCCTCCGATACTGCCTTTAACGTCACCATAGACAGCACCTTCGATATCACCACAGACATTACCAAAGACCTTACCTATAACACTACCTCCGACATTACCTGCGACATTACCTACGACATCACTCCAAACACTGCCTACGACATCACCTGTGATATTACCATAGACACTGCCTTCGACATCACCTTTGATATCACTCCAGACATTACCGAAGACATCACCCCAAACACTGCCTTCGACATCACCTTTGATATCACTCCAGACATTACCGAAGACAGCACCTTCGACATTACCTTTGATATCACCGCAGATACTACCTTTGACATCACCATAGACATCTATGATATACAACGTCCCGTCTTGGCACTCACCTAATGAGATAAGTTCTGCTAGTTGGTCCAGTTGTTTTTGAGTTAGATTAGTTTTCATTTCGTTTCTCCTCCTACGCAGCTACCTTCTACTAGGTCTTTACCTGCTTTAATACAAGTTATTTTCAACTCGTGTTCCAGTCGCCGTTTCATGTTCATTTCCATGTATGCACCCAAGCCGGGTAACAATAAAACTAAAACAAAGATAATGAAGAACATAACCGAAAATAGATTACCTTTCATTTCGTTTCTCCTCCTATGTAGCTATCTTCTATTAGAGTGTTACCTGCGTCGATACAAGCTATTTTTAAATCACGTTCATACCTTTGGTTCACATATTCGACAAAACCGGGCGCTACCAGAAATAAAAACAAAGACAGTGCAAAAAAGAACACCGCCGCAATTAAAGTACCGTTCATTCTATTTCCCCTCCTATGCAGCTACCCTCTATTAGGTTTTTACCTGCGTTGATACAAGCTATTTTCAACTCATGTTCATACCGCTCTTGCATGTGCATACCCACGAAGCCTGATATCAAAATACTCAAGATGCAAGCTGAACACATTATTGCAATTAGATTACCGTTCATTTCGCTCATACCTGTTAAGCTCCATCTCATGGATGTCACGCTCCATGCTCGCAACAATACCCTCAAGCTCT